GTTTGGAATATTCGTTTTATCTTTGATTTATCAAATAAAAATTAAAACTAAAAATTATGGAAAATTTCACTCTTAAATTTGGCAAGCACAAAGGAATGCAATTTTTATCTACTCCTAAATCTTATCAGCAATGGCTTCTTGCTCAAGATTGGTTTAAAGCACCACAATCAGAACTAAAACCACCAAAAATTTCAAAAAATTGGAATGGTTATTCAAGAAAAGGTCAAGCACAAGAAGAAGCATATTTTCATTATGAAGTTGCAATGGCTGATAAATATGACCCAATTCCTGATTTTTATAATCATTTATAATTTTAAAAGGGGTGCAGCATCCTATCAACTGCATAAACTAAAAAACAAACAAATGAAACCAAGTCAACTAAAATTGCTCGAAAGTATATATAACTTTATGGGCGCAAATGAAACCTTACTTCAAAAAGAATTTAGTAAAATTCCTGAAGTTGAAAAAAACTTTAGCTATCCACAATTTTGTTTAACAATTTATTCTAATTTAAATGAAAACAGTACAACCACCAAATCCGCCAAGTGATTTTAACAACTGGATTAATTACATTTATTCATTAATAAAACAAAATTATGACACACCAAGAAATTAAAGACGCAATCCTAATCTCAATCCTTATTATTGGCGCATTAATCGCTGACAACCTTTTAAACTTTTAATTATGAAATTCAAAATTGAATCAACAGAAGAAATAGAAATTAACCTACCATTATACTTTAAATTAAATAATGGTGTAATTCAAGATTCTTACTTTGCTATTCTTAAAGAAGATTTAGTAATATCTAATTGGGGCGGCAGAGATATATTAATTGGCAGATTTCCTGAACATATAGCTAAGTTAACTTTAGATAAAGATTATCAGGAAGTTTCTAAAGAAGAATTTAAAACCAAATTAACCCAATCTTGTAACTATTTAATCAATCTAATATGAGTAATTTAATCAAAATTCAAAACGAATTAAAAGCACCCAAAAATCAGACGAATTCGTTTGGAAAGTACAAGTACAGAAGTTGCGAGGATATCCTCGAAGCGGTTAAACCTTTACTTTTAAAGTATAATTGTCAGCTAATAATTAGCGACACAATTAAGGAAGCAGGTGGAGTTATTTATTGCGAAAGTAGAATAGTATTTACCGATGGTTTAGAAAACTATTATACAACTGCCTGTGCCGGAATAGAACCTAATCGCAAAGGAATGGACATTGCGCAAAGTTTCGGAGCGTCAAGCAGTTACGCTAGAAAGTACGCGCTTAATGGTTTATTCCTTATAGATGACACTAAGGATGCAGATGCTACAAATGACCACGGAAAAGCTGAAAAACCTTTTATGACAGACCATCAAATGATTTCTTTAGTAGCTAGGTATAACGAAGGCGAAAGGGATGTATTTGAGAAAGCAAAAGCGCACTTAGTTTTAAGGGACAAAGATTTATTAACCATTAAAGCAATGAAATAATGATAGAGCAATATTCAACAGAGTGGTTTACTCAAAGGATGGGTAAAATCACAAGTTCAACTATTTACAATTTAATGGTTGAACCTAAATTAAAGTCAGAAGCTGGTAATTTAGCAGCAACTACTAAAGATTATTTAACTTCAAAACTAGCTGAAAGACTTACAGGGGTGCAAAGGGAATTTACTTCTAATGCAACTAATCACGGACTAGAATTAGAGAATGAAGCTATTAAATTTTATGAAGGTAAGACTGGAAACAAAGTTAAGTCAGGCGGTTATATTGAAATGATTAATGGATTGTACGGTGGCACACCTGATGGGTTAATAGAAGGCGGTGGTATTATACAGGTTAAATGCCCTTGGAATTACACTAATCACATTAACAATGGCTTAATTGAAAGTCAGGAGTATTTTAAGAAAAACTATAAACAATACTACTGGCAATGTCAAAGCGATATGATGATAACTGAAAGTGAGTTTTGCGATTTTGTTTCCTATTGCCCTGAGATAGCAGATAACTTAAAAATGTTTATTTTTAGAATTGAGGCTAATATTGAAGATATGCAATTACTTTTATCTAAAATTAATCAAGCAGGAGAATTTATGAATAATCTTTATAACCAATTAACGAATGACAGATAACCTAAAGACAATTTTAAAATACATTCAAATTTATACAAGTTGCAGTAATTATGATTTAGAAAAAATTGCTTTATTATTTGATAGATACCCTTTAGAGAAAGTAAAAGTAAAGGTAATTGAGAAAGAAAAAAAGGTATTTGTTAAAGGTAAAAACGACTTAGACTATTGGACAATTAATTATTTAAAAGAAAATAATATAACTTACGAACAATTAACAGAGAATAATCGTAAATATGAAACTGTTAAGCGTAGGGTAGAATTTTCAAAAGCAGCTAGAGAAAATGGATTTATTTTAACCGATATTGGAAGAAAATTAAAAATGCACCATTCCAGTATCATTCACTTAGTCAACCACTTTAAACCATAAAAAATGACAACACCAACAAATCAGAATGCAGAAGTTTTAAATTTGCTTCTAACTGAAAAAAGACAAACAAGTTTAAACCTTGTAATGAATGGTATTTTAAACCCAACTGCCAGGATAACCAACCTAAGAAAGATGGGAGTAAATATCATATGCGATTTAATCAAGCATACCAATAAGTTCGGTAGAACTATTCATTATGGAGAATTCTCTATCTTGAATAAAAAAGATGCTAGAAAAATTTACACACAAATTAATTAATTAACTGGGGTGGTTAATCGCCACCCCTTAAATTTAACTTATGATAAACATTAAAAAAGATATATTAGAATATAAAATAAATAATTCAGCTAAGATTTTTTATATTTACTTAGAGCATACAAAAAGAATTAATAAATCTAATGCCTATTATGCAGATGCTTTTGAGGTTTCTACTATGACAGTAAATAATTGGTTAAATGAGTTATTAGATGCCGGATTGGTAAATGTAATATTTGAGGATAACAAACGTAAAATATTAATAAATGAATAAAAGTTATTATTTTAGCCACGATTATAATTCTGCAAATGATGTTAAAATCTTATTTCTGAGGCAGCAGCTAGGAATGGAAGGGTATGGTATATATTGGTTTTTAGTTGAGAACCTTGCTCAAGCAGGTGGAATTTTACCTTTAAATATTACTCCAGTTCTAGCGATGCAGATGCAAACAAACGAAGTAAAAGTTAAAGCAGTTATTGAGGAATTTAATTTATTTACTATTGCAGAAGATGGTTTCTTTTCCAGGAGATTAAATGACCATTTAGGACTAAGAAAAAAACTTAGCGATAAAGGTAAAATCGGAGCAGCTTTACGTTGGAAAAATGGGGGGGCTATTACCCTCCCTAATGGGGAGGCTTATGCAAAGAAAGAAAGTAAAGAAATAAATAAAGGGGATTTTTTAACAAAAATAGTTCTTTAATACAATTTTTATCTTCGAATAAGTATAAATATCATTTAAACGCATTTTAAGATAGTAAATTTCGATTTTAAATAACTTTTGAGGGAATCTATCACGAAGGCATTAAATCACTAAAAAACAGGCTTAAAATGGCTAAAACACCACCAAACAATAAAGAGGTAGAAGATAGGATTCTAGGGGTACTATTGATTGAACAGAATTCAGTTCATACATATATAGCAAAAATTACAAGTGAGTTCTTTTACCAAACTAAAAACCAATTAATATTTAAAGCGATTCAGGGATTATACGATAAAATGTCTGCTATTGATATAGTAACTGTATCACAATACTTGACAAATAAAAAAGAGATGGATACAGTTGGCGGTGCTTATGAGATAGTAAAGTTAACTAATAATGTAACCGGCAGCAGTTCAATGAATGACTGGATATTAATCTTGCAGCAATGTTATCTTCAAAGAAAAGGAATTACAATAGGTCAAGAACTAGTAAATGATTCTTATGTAGGCGATATTGAAAACCATCTAAATAATGCTTCAACTAAGATTTTAAATGCTCAAGAAAGTATTTATAAGAATAGTGAGAAAGGCATGGCGCATTACATTATGAGTCTAGCTAAAGAAAGGGATGCAGTAATTGAGAATGGGCAAATAGGAATAGATACAGGATGGCAGAGTTTAAACAGGTACATTAGCGGATGGGTTAACCCTGATTTAATAATTTTAGCAGCAAGACCGGCTCAGGGTAAAACTGCTTTTATGCTAAATGCAATTTTAAACGTACTTAAACAAGACAAGCCGGTAGGGATATTTAGTTTAGAGATGAGCGGAGAGCAATTAGTTAACCGATTAATCAGTTTGGATTCTGGTATTGCCCATCATTTACTAAGAACTAATAAACTTACAGAAGCGCATAAATTTATGTTAATGGCTTCTGAGGATAGGTTGCAGAAAGCAAAATTATACATTG